ATTCTTCAGATGGGAGATGCCTTCCATATCAGAGGTAGCTACTCGTCTCAATGACAAGAAGCAACTCATCATCAAGACTATGCAGGAAGCTATGACTGTAGCTGATCCCAAAGATATTCAAGATTGGATTATGGAAGTCATGGTATGTACTGCCAAACAATCTGCCTTGACTGAGAGAGACATGGCACTCAAGGCAAAAGTCTATGCCACAAAGCTTGGTCATATACCTGCAGATATATTGCGTGATGCGTGTCACAAGATATGTCTCAACAGTAAGTTCTTCCCATCACTGGCAGAGATCTATCAATATGTAGAGCCAAAGCTTTACTATCGTAAGTCACTGGTGGAGTTGATATCAAGTAAACTAATAGCATCAATAGGAGATAAGTAATGTTAAATAAAGAACAAGTACAATGGTACTTTGAAGAAACGTACATTGATTATTGGGAAACAATAACTAATTTTTTAAATAATGAATGGGAAAGCAAACAAAGTTTAGTAAACGATATAAAAAATCAAACTAAAAATAGGAGTTATAAATGAGTGATAAAGAAAGTTGGGATTTACAAATAGCATTGAACAAAGTTACATCTATGAAAGTAGATAAATTTCAAACTAAATGTGAAGAACATAATATAAAGCACTGGGAAATAGATCATATGATTTATGACTTAGCACAAGCATTAGTACGGAGTAAAGCAAATGGAAAATCCTAAAGAAATAAAACGTATGAATTACTTATCATTCTTTAAAGATGGTGTAGCTGATGGTTTGTTTATAGGCAAGCAAGATGAGAGTAAATTATTCTCTGCTTATTATAAACAAGGATATGATTACGGATTAGTATTATGGAACAGACAAGTACAAATAGAAGATGATGAATGGGAGAGAAAAAATGGAAGATAGATTTGAAGATGTGCCACAAGAACTAGATGAACTAGATCGTGTTGGTAGAATCAAACTAAAAAGTTACTACGAATTTTATCAGAAGATATTATTTTATCCTGATAAAAATGACAACTTGCAACCTGCAGGTATGTCATCTAACCACAAAGATTATATCTAAACACTTGATATAATTACATAAATACTGTATGCTGATAGCAGAAATGGAGGTTTCAATGACAGTAGATGCACGACACTCACCTAATCGTGAGGACTTTATCAGAGGTAGCGACATGGTATCTTTGATGCAAGGTAAATGGAATGAGTTATACAAAATCAAGATGGGTCAGATAGGTCGTAAAGATCTATCCCATTTGTTCAATGTAAATCTTGGTACATTCACCGAATCATTTAACATGGACTGGGCAAAACAAAATTATGATTATAAATTTGCTAACCAAGTTCCATTCAAAAAACAATATGGCAGCATAAACCTACAAGGTACACTTGATGGTTATGACTACGAAAACAAAGTACTTATAGAATGTAAACATACACATAGTCGTAATGACATGGAGACTGTGATTGATTTCTATATGCCACAGATACAATTCTATATGTATCTATCAGGTGCAAAGCAAGGATTGTTATCTGTAATATTTGGTAATACATATGATGCAGTAGTTGTTGATGCAAGTGATGAGTATCAGACTCTTATGCTAGACAGAATCAAAATGTTTTGGGAATGTGTAGTACATGGCAATGAACCTGATGATGTAGACACTGTGCAAGATAGACACATGATAGATAAGATACCTATTAATGGTAAAACAAAACGAGATGTATCCAAGAGCAACTCTTTCACAAGTAATACTGATGCTTACATTCACTACGAAACAGCTAACAAATTATTTGAGGAAGCAAAGAAAGGTCTCAAAGCAGAAATAGGAGATGACGAAGCTGAGATCTACAACGATCTTATTTGTGTCAAAAGAGATAAGCGAGGGTCAATTCGCATAACAAAGAAAGGGTGAGTAGACCCAACTCACCCCTTCAACTATCTGTATAATGGAGGTTACACATGACAGATACTAAAAGTAATACCAAAAAAGCTGAACCTAGTAAAGTATGGTCAGCCAAGAAGTACACACTAAAGACTGCTCTTCTTGAGTTTCAAAAACTTGCAGTAAGTGCCAAGAAAGATGGCAAGAACCCACACTTCAGTAGCAACTATTCAAAGCTTGAATCTGTTATTGAAGCAGTCAATCAAGGTAATCAGTTTGGTTTATTCTTTACTCAAGAAATTGATTACATATACACTGGTCATGTCAGTACTAAATCAGATGTGATTGTTGTTACAACAGTTCGTCATGAGCATGATGAAGAAACATTTGTATCTAAACTTCCAATCATTCTGTCTTCAGCAAACATGGAGAACCCACAGAAAGTTGGATCAGCTATAACATATGCAAAGAGATACACTTTGCAAAGTGTGTACGGATTACCTTCAGAAGATGATGATGGTAATGAAGCAAGCAAACCTAACGTCAATATTACTAAACCAAAACCAAGAGGAGAAGATGATGGATTATGATAACACAGACAGAGGTAGTTTCTTCAAGCCACGAGCAGATGAAAGTCTGCTTGTGCAAGGGAAGCTAGACAGTAATGGCACAGAGCATAGAATTGTCATTGTCAAAGCCTCACTACCTGATGGTGGTGTGGCACGAGATGTCTATGCAAAAGTCGGTACTATGTATGAGAACGACAAATCTCAAAACGAAAAGTCACCTGACTTCAGTGGTCCAGTTACACTACCCAATCAGGACAGTCGCAGGATTGCTTGTTGGAAAACTGTATCCAAAGATGGCAACACTAAGTTCTTGTCTGCACGGATAGGTGACAAGACACCAAGAGTCGGTGATGAATCAGTAACATACAACAATGATGGTGAGGAGATTAAAGATGAAATCCCATTCTAGTGATGCAATGGCACGAACCCATGACCCTAAGACGTCATGGGAAGCTGCCGAAAAAGTAAACACCAATAGACTTGAAAGAGTTGTCCTTGATGCAATCACTGCTCACGGACAAAATGGTGCAATACATGATGAGGTATGGGAAACTTTACCACATCTAGGTAATGTCAGAGAGGGAAGTATCACACCAAGATATGCAAGTCTTGAAAGAAAAGGTTTGATATATCGTAATGGTGACACTCGTAAGGGAAATGCAGGCAGAAGTCAGCTTGTGATGTACTCTTTGCAAAAAAAGGCTTGATATAAGAGCCATACAGAGGGGGTAAACACTCCCTCTAGTATGATTGTACCCTAGAATTAGGTTGATTCACCGACAGTTTTCATTTCGTCAACAAGCCTCATTGCTCTATTTGGTACTTGTTTTGCCCACTTTGAGTCAGTCATTTCGTATGCAGCCTCAAACCAATCACGATTATCCACTGCTTTTTTCATGTTATGGAAACGACTTAGTCTTGGTCTGCCCATATTGAACATCATGTTAGCAATAATGTGTTGTACTTTAACTGGAAGATCATCAAAGTCGTTATAAATTAATTTACATTCGTCAACAGTAGTAGCTAAATCTTTTTCAAATAGTTCATTGACTCTTTCTTCTGCTACTGGTGTGCCAACTTCTTGTCCGTATTCGTTATCCCATTCAGTAATAAGGTGTCCTATCCCACAAGTAGGTAAACCTAAATGATCTAAATAGATTTCATTCTTAACACCTTCATCTCTTTTGAGTTCATCTCTAAATTGTTCTATGTTCATTTTGTCATACCTTTATACTTTTCAAATGTACGGAGTCCACCCAAGCCAAGCATACCCATTAGCACAGTCATTAAAGAACCCATGTCAAACTCAGGCAATGCAGGTAAAGAGTAACCAAACATGGTGGCAAAAAATAAAATAAATTGCGACAAAACAAAATGCCACATCAAAGCGATACCACAAGTCCAACCAATGAAAGGTCTCCAAGATGCAACAAACCAGTGACGAGACTGTGCTTCCATCTTGTTTACTTCTATCTGTGACTTAGCTAGTTCTTGTGCATGACGTTGTGCAAGTGTAGCCAAGTCATGTGACAACTTATTCTTAACATCTTTGTCCTCAATAAACTTACCAACAAGTTTACTTACTGGACCTATTAATGCAGTTAACATTACTTACTCCTCTATTGTTTAAGTACTTCATTCAAACCAAAACCTTCTAGCAAAACTAAAGTAAAGAATAATAATAATATACCACCTGCTATTAACTTGCCACTGAAATTAGTAGAGCCAATCTTAATAGCAACAAACTCATTACCCAGTATTCTCAGTGATAACTCAAAAGAATTGTTACTTAAATCTAAGTTTATTAATTTCTTTTTATCTTCTGTCATATTATACCTTTCTTTTTAGCTATAATATATAATACTGCCACTGCTCCTGACAACACAGCAGTTATTAGTATAGCTAATATAACTTTTAATATTGTATCTTGTATCTGTTGCTTACGTTTTTCAGCTTTAATTTTAGCTTCTTTCCTAGCTTTCCTAGCATCAGCACAGTATTGTATGTAGTCATTGTAAAGGTTGGCTCTGCCATATAGTTGCATGAACTCACGAAGTTGATCTTTCTTAACTCTAATTTGCTCCAATGCCATGAACTCTTCAAGGTCATTGTCTGTCTTACCTAAGAAGTTAGTCCAAATACTATTCTTTCTTTTGTTTAAATCTTGTTGGAGTTGGTCTTCAGCACCTACAAACTTACCGATTGCAGCACCTGCTGAACTTATGTCACGACCATTTTCTATTGTTTGTTTGATGACTGCAAAAGCACTATTAGCTACCATTAGCATTTCAAGCATAGTGTCACCTCAGTAGTAAGCCTGCCATCATTAGTATCATTGTGCCTGCAGTACCAATCATAATAGTTTCTATTCTCTTGATGCGAAGTATAGTCTCTTTCCACCTCTCAGCACACACTGCCTCATGTGTGTCGATCTGTGCTTTTACTTCAGATGCTTTGACCATTAACCTTTAATCTCCTGAGCAATTACAACCATAGAATTTGTACTAGCCTCATTATTGATTCTAAAATCACCATCATTTTGAGTTGCACATTGTAGTTTGTATGTAACTGAAGAAGTTGTTGCAGGTGAATCTAAATATTGAATAGCTATTGGTACTGCACTCCAACCAGTAGTTATATAACCATATCTTTTTAAATCTCTGACTTCTGTTGAATTTCTAAATACTTTAAATCGAATAGAATTATTAATACCAGTACCCATGCCACCAGTATTCCATATAAGTAAAATCTTACTTGATGTGCTTGTTGGTGTTATAGTTATAGATGTTCCATTAACATCAGCATAGCTAGTAGTTGGTTCTGTGGTTGATGATTGTGATTGAGCCTCTACTGTCTGCAACACACTCCCAACTGGAAGACGTTCAATGACACTTGCTGAGTTTAGTTTTGTGAGTGGCATATTATCCTCCTATCTCTTGTGCTATTAATATGGATATACCTCTTTCAAAACCAGTTGTATCACTATCATTTGCCGTTCTGTTTAGACATAAAACAGTACCTGAAGTAGTGTTATT